CCGTCAAGATATGTACAGAACCGAACAAGCGAGGTATCCAGTCCGATGAGCACAATGAGCGAAGTAGCCTTCCTTTTAGGGGGCGCAAACGTCAAAGTATTAACAACTTCTGGTCGTGGTTTTACACCAGAAGAGGTTGCTGAACGGGCTTTGGATAAAATTATTTCTGTAGGTTCACAAACGCACCCTGCTATTCGGGATCAAGCAGAAGCGTTTAGAAATCAAATCCGTCAGGTTTTGGTGTTTTATATGAAGGAAGCCATTAAGTCAAACCATACGACATTGGCTCTTAAGTTCAGGAAAGCAGGACATCCTGAGTTTGTTAAACTTTTAGATGAATAAAGGAGCCTAACATGGCTATCACGCAAGCAATGACCACCTCGTTTAAGGCCGAACTTCTTTTGGCTGTACACGATTTTCGCCCGTCGGCTGATACTGGCGCAGACGTTTTTAAACTCGCTCTGTATACGTCCTCAGCCTCATTGGATGCCAATACAACTGCTTACACTGCTTCTAACGAAGTTTCGTCTTCCGGCACTAACTACACGGCTGGCGGACAGGCTTTGACCAACACAGGTGTAACGGCAACTAACATTAACGCCAACACCGGTACGGGCTTTACTGATTTCTCTGACGAGACTTTTGTAAATGCTAACTTTACTGCTCGTGGCGCTTTGATTTATAACAGCACACCTTCAGCAAATAGCAATGCCAATACCACGTTGACCAATGCATCGGTTTGCGTGTTGGACTTTGGTGCTGACAAAACCGCTTCGGACGGTGATTTCACCATCATTTTCCCGACTAACGACGCATCAAACGCAATTATTCGTATTGCTTAATTAACAAACCTCCCCTAAAGGACAAACTATGCTTGGCTGGGGGTTAGGGCCTTATGGGGAGGGTAACTTTGGTGAAGGCGAGCCAAATGCGTTAATTAACGCCACTGGGGTTGAAGCCGTTGGTGAAATTGGCGTTGCTTTTACTAGGCAGTCTGTTGATGTTGAGTTAACTGGGGTTCAGGCAACTGGGGAATTAGGTACGCTTCCAAGAACTCTTGGGTGGGGTATTGGCCCTTGGGGTGAAGGTGCTTGGGGTATAGGCAACGCTAATATTTTTGTTAGTGTTACTGGGGTAGTTGGTAGTGCATTACTAGATCCAGTTGGGGTTGCCGCTGGGGCTGAGGTTGAGCCAGCAGGATTTCAACACACCGTTGATTTAGGACAGGCTGTTGTAACTGCTGCCGCTAATGCACCCGTATTTGATGTTGAGGCAACAGGTGAAGTTGGAACAATAGTTGTAAACGCTAGAGCAAACATACAACTTACTGGTGTTGAAGGGGTTGGGGAAACCGGAGTTGTTACCCCTGCTATTGAAGCAAATGCGTTCCCAACCGGAGTACAAGGTAATGGTGCAGTAGGCGAAGAAGGGGAACGGTTTGCTTACTACGTCACTGGGGTTCAAGGTTCTGGAAGTATAGGGGCAATAAAGACCAGCACCGATATTAACTATATTGGTTGGGGTTCAGGCCCGTGGAGTCGTGGCGGTTGGGGTGCAGACGTTAATGGGTTTGGTGTAGACCCTGTAACCGCTACTGGTCGAGTTGGCTCTGTTGCGTTCCGTATTTTTGCTAATGTGTTCCCGGTTGGTGTTGAAGGTAATGGTCAACTTGGTGAAGAAGAGGTAAGGACAGAGGCCACTGTACAACTTACTGGGGTTCAAGCAGCGGGGTTAGTAGGCACTGTTGTAGCAAGTATTCCTAAAAATGTACCTGTAACAGGGGTTGAAGCCTCTGGAACAGTTGGTCAAATAATCCAGCGCACTGGGTATCGGGTGTCTGGAGTTCAAGGTACCGGGCAGGTTGGAAATGAAACTATTGTTACCACAGCCAATGTTCGACCTACTGGAGTAGTTGGTTCTGGGCTTATTAATTCTGTTGGGGTTGGGGCTAAAGCATTTGTTACCCCGGCGGGGGTTCAAGCCGAAGGGGAACTTGGGCAGGAAACTGCTGAAGGTGGTGCTAACGCTCAGGTCACAGGACTTGAAGGCACTGGGCAAACCGGCTCTGTAACCATAATAACTAAGGCAAATGTATACCTTATAGGGGTTGTAGGTACAGGCCAGTTAGGCGAAACTGACGAAAGTGGTGCGGCTAATGTACTTGTAACTGGGGTTGTAGGGGCTTCAGCGCTTGGGCAGGTTACTACCAAGACAATTAACTTTATACCGGTCACACTTCAACAAGCGACGGGTTCAGTAGGCAGTGTTGTAGTAAGAATTTCAAAAGTAGTATCTGTAACGGGGGTTCAAGGACAAGGGCGTGTTGGAAAAGTACTGATCTGGAGTAAAATTAACCCCAATCAGAACCCCAATTGGATACCTGTTAATGATGTACAAACACCAAATTGGATGCCCATAGCGGCTTAATTAAAGGAGTAGAAAATGGCAAGTACCTATAGTAATTTAAAAATTCAACTTATGGCTACCGGGGAAAACTCGGGAACATGGGGTAACGTCACTAATGACAACCTAGGGACGGCATTAGAAGAGGCTATCGTTGGCTCGGCTGATGTGACTTTTGCTAGTGGAACCGTAACACTGACGCTTACAAACACTAACGCAACTCAAACGGCTCGTAACCTTCGGCTAAATTTGATAGGTACTTCTGGCGGCGCACAGAATTTAATTGTGCCTGCTATCGAAAAAGTTTATATCGTAAACAACGGTTGCGCGGACACTATCACAGTTAAAAACACTACCGGTACAGGTATTGCAGTTCCAGCCGGTAAAACAATGTATGTATATAACGACGGCACTAACGTTGTTGATGCAATTACACATTTAACTTCTCTAACGCTTGCAACTTCACTTCCTCCCGGCTCTGGTGGTACTGGGATTAACTCTGTTGGGACAGCAGGCAACGTACTTACATCTAATGGCACCGCTTGGGTTTCACAAGCCGCAGCGACAACCACTAACGCAAGCGCACTTACTACAGGTATTACAGCAGTGAACGTAGGTGGTACAGGCGCAACTACATTAAATGCAGAAGCGGTAGTAATTGGTAATACTACGGGCGCAGTTAAGTTTGTTGCTCCCGGTACAACAGGTAATGTTCTTACATCTAATGGTACTGTTTGGTTATCTCAGGCCGTTGCCGCTGCGGGGGGTGGTTTATCTGGGCTTAATATATACAATAGCCCCTCTACGTTTACGCCCCCTCCGTCAACTAATTCAGTATATGTAGTCTGTTCTGGTGCTGGCGGCGGTGGTGGCGGAAATGCTTTTAATAACGCAAACAACCAAACTCACATTGGTGGCACTGGCGGTGCTGGTGGTACCGGGATTGGAGTTTACCCTGTTACTGGCGGGTCCCCGGTAACTGTAACGGTTGGCACTGGTGGAAACCCCGGTGGCCCTAGCAATAACGGCCCCGGAGGTACGGGAAATGCCGGAAATGCTTCGTCATTTGGTAACGTATTAACTGGAAATGGTGGAGGGGGAGGTACTGGAGCCACTCAAAACGGCCCCGGCCCCGGAGGCACACCGGGTAATTCCCCATTAGGTACTGCATCTTTAGCAGGTGGTGCTGTTGTAGCCCCGTTGCTTTATAGCAATACAGCATCTTTAGGAGGCCCCGGCGGGAACGTGGGATATGCTGGGCGTATAGTTGTCCTTTTCTAATAGGAATAAACAATGTGTGACGCCATGACACAGTTTCAAGTACAGGGGTATGTGCATCTTTCTAATTTTCTTGACAAAAGCGTTTGTTCAGAACTAACCGCTGAACTTAAAAAAATCGTTTTGGAAGGAAAAACTACAAAAGATCCGCAATGCCCCTTGTCTGAAGCAGTTCATGGCGCCTCTGTTTTTGATTCTTTATTAGAACAACTTTTACCTAATTTTGAGATTGCATCGGGTAAAAAACTTTACCCTACTTACGCTTACGCTCGTCTTTACGCTCCCGGTGAAGAGTTAAAGATCCATACGGATAGACCATCTTGTGAAATAAGTGCAACTTTAACTCTTGGTTTTGACGGCAATCCTTGGCCCATCTATATGGGTGATGAGGGCGGTGCAAATGCTTCCAAAATATTGATGGGTGTTGGTGATGCCGTTTTATATCGTGGGTGTGAGAAACATCATTGGCGTGAACCGTATAAAGAGGGTCAATGGCAGGCTCAGGTATTTTTGCACTACGTTGACGTAAACGGCCCTCATGCGGAGTGGAAGTACGATAAACGGCCTAAACTATCTCATCATGATTCTTGTGTTTTTTATTGGTTTTTTCCTAATTCTTTCCCTTTAGAGGCGGCTAAAAGAGTAATTGAAAGCGCAGAACAATTTAATAAAATAGAAGGTAAAGTTGGTTCTGATGGCGCAAGCGTGCTAGATAAAAAAATAAGAGACGTTAAAAAAATAGAGATGGCTGCGTGGTCAGGTCTTGGGGCGCAAATGGCTGGGATGGCTATGGCGGCAAACCAGCAGGCATGGAAATTTAATGTTACTTATTCTAATCAATGTGAGTATCTTATATATGATGTAGACGGGCATTACAATGCACATATTGATAGTGTTATGGACCCAAAACAAGAAGAGTGTAGGAAATTAACCGTCCTTGCTTTTTTGAACGATGATTTTGAAGGTGGGCGTTTATTTTTACGGGTTGGTCATGAAAAAATATACCCGCCGCAAAGTGTAGGAACAGTTTTAGTATTCCCATCTTTTCTTCTTCACGGTGTTGAACCTGTAACTAAAGGTATTCGTAGATCAATTGTAACTTGGATAGTTGGCCCTTGGTTTAAATAAGGATAGAAAATGTCTGAAATGTCAGAGCAAAAACAATTAGATCAACGACCAGTTGATTTTGAAATTAAAAATTTTGTGGGTGTATTTAAAAATGCATACACAAAAGAGTTTTGTGAAACTGTAATTAAATATTATGAAGATATGGCTTTTGCCGGGCATGGACAAACAAGATTTCAATCAGATGGTGATCCTCGGACATTTAGGGATGACACGCAATTATTTAGCGAAGAAATTGAGTACGTACCACTTAGAAGAGTAACCAGAGAATTTAATAAATTATTTTGGGGCAGTTTTTTTCCGGTTTATGAAAATGAATACTCGGCTTTAAAAAATTCTGGTAGACACGCAAATTATGCATTTAAAGTACAAAAAACAAAAATTGGCGGTGGGTATCATGTTTGGCACTATGAATCTTCAAATAGAGACGCATCTAATCGCCTTTTGACTTGGATTCTTTATTTAAATGATGTGCAAGACGGTGGTGAGACTGAGTTTCTTTACCAACATATGAGAATTAAACCTGAGCAGGGGACTCTTGTAATATGGCCTGCCGCGTTTACGCACACTCATCGCGGAAACCCCCCATTAAGTAATGAAAAATATATTGTTACCGGTTGGACAGAATTTTAAGGAGCCATAATGAAAACAGTAATTGAAGCGCATAAGGTAGATGGGGTAAAAGTTTGCCGTTCAGAAGAAATTCATGTTTGCGCCTCTTGTGGGTATGACTTGGATGAGGCTGAGTTAGCGGCTGATACTTGCTCCGATTGTGGCGCACCCTTGAAGTTGAGAAAGTCCGTATCGGTCTGGGCTACATCCGTACCCAAAGCCGGTGCTAAGACTTGGGGGCAGCAGTGATACACGACTGGTATTTTGTTAAAAATGCATACAGTAAAGAAATATGTGAAGAAATTTTAACGATTGCTAAAGAAAACCCAAGTAAAAATTATTTTGATAGATACGGTAACTCTAATAAAAACGTTAATGTTAATACAGTAGAATTAAATGTTTTTGGTGACAAACTAAATTATTTTTTTAATTTAATAACCCAAATAAACGAAGAAGTTTTTGGGTTTAATTTATTTCCGTATAACCCAAGAACATTAAATTTTAATTATTACAACGCCCAACAAGAATATCCGTTTCATAAAGATTCTAATGTGGGA